TACCTGCGTTGATGCCGATTCCTGCACGTTGTGCAACATATTTACCAATAGCCATGTCACTGCTAAAGATAGAATCGAGGGTGTCATCAACATCAACGAGAACACAACTCGCAAACTGACGCATTGGGGTTCGCACCCCTGCCATGATTGGCGTTGGGATGTTGATTTTGTGTTTGGAGATTGCGTCGTAGTATCGTTTGACATAGGACATCCTTTTTTCTTTTGGATACTCTGCAAAAATAGTCAGAGCAATCATCATATACATGAACTGTGGAGTCTCATACACTCCACCTGTACTGCGATCCTGAACCAAATACTTATCAACTACCTGACGAAGACCAGCATAAGTAAACAGATAATCTCGGTCATGATCAATCCAAGAGTTTGCCTTAGAGACTTCCTCTAATGAATACTTAACAAAGATAGAACTGTCATAAACTTCACGATTTACACATTGATATATGTGCTGCTCAAGTGGCGGCAATTCAGGCGTCTTTCCATAGAGTTGTTTACGAACAGAAAACAACAAAAGACGTGCTGCAACAAATTGATAGTTTGGATGTTCCAAATCAATAAGATCGCTAGCAGCACGAATCAGAATCTCTTGAATTTCTTCAGTTGTAATGCCGTCATAAAACTGGATACCAGACTTCATTTCAACTTGACTCGCAGATACCCCCGCAAGACCCTTGGTTGCCTCATCAACCATCAAATGCATCTTATCTAGGTCTAGAGGTTCAATTCGACCATCACGCTTTTTAACTTTCGTACCGTTGCTCATATTTTCTTCCAAGAATTAAATTTAAGTTTTGCTTGCAGACCAGAGTAAGTATTAGATTCTATCACAGACTGAACGTCAAATCCAGATATCACCATATCATTTATGTCTTTTTCATTAATATTAGACGGCCAGATGACTAGCGACTGACCAGAGTCGATTGTTTTGGATATTCGGTTGACAATTTCTCGATTTCTCGGTTCGTTATCATAGATCCAAACAGGATTGTTAATCCCCCAACGACTAACATCAGCGTCAGCTCCACACATAGCAATCGCGTTGCGAATGAACGTGCTGTCAAACGGTCCTTCTGTAACATAGACTGGAGCATCTGTTCTGATGTTATCCAGTCCATAGATTTTTGGAGCATCATTATTAAACATCACGGTGATATATTTAACAGAGTTAGGATTTTCAAAATCCAGAGATCTGCCTTGAATCCCAATCAAGGATTCCTTGTAATATAAAGGAATAATAATCCTTGGTTCGTCGTATTTTATACTTTCAAAGACTTTTTTCTTTGAATTTACATACTTTTTAAACTTTTCAGCAAAGTAAAACTTATCCGGATCAAGTTTCCTAGAAGTCAAATACCCATCTGGACGGGGATCTTCAGAGCACTTTGGAAGTTTTACCTTGTCTTTAAACTTAGGTGGTTGAAAGACAAACTTTGGTTCCTCAACCGTAAAGTTTTTGCCAGAGTGCCCTTCCTTAAACTTTTCTAGCGTATATTGCTTATGAAGTCCTGGATCAATATCCTTCAAGAAGTTGTTGAATGACAAAGATGCTCCGCAGTTATGGCACTTGAAGTTAGTATTATTCTTTACTTGGTAAATATATCCCCGTGTTTTATTCTTATTCTTCTTTGAGTCACCACAAAGTGGGCAGCGAAAGTTATAAAGACCCGCTTTTACTCTCTTAAACTTACTTAAACGATTAGAAAGCAGACTAATAAATTTAGAATCAACGTGATCCATTCACAAAAGTCACCGCTGGTGTAATCATAACACTATTTGCGGAAGATAACAAGGGTTTAATGAGTTTGATTGACTGAGGACTGGATAATACTACGATTGCTCCCAGTGTTCCAATAGCAACCCAAAATTTCCGTTCCAGTATTGATAATCGTTTAGTAACGTTGTCATGATCGCTGTCCATTTTATCACGGAGTTTGTCGATTTTATCAAACAACACCGAGTCGATTTCCTCTTGCTTCGATATTCTTTCTTCATGAACCGCCAACATGCGCGACACATTATTATTTACCTCTGCAATTTTTTCAATAGCAGAGTCTAATTTAGAGACAAACATCTCAAAGTTTTCAAGTCGTTCTTCTAATACCGCAACCTTAATTTGATCTGCCATTTTGTAACCAGGTTCTACGTGTACCGTATCTTCCTACAGGTGTTGGAATTCTCTTTTTCTTTTTTCTAACTGGAGGATCGTCACCTGCTTCTACAGTACCAGCGATTTTTCCGTCGCCAACGTTGTTTACGGGAGCATCTTCATACAAAGATTCCCTGACAATATTTAAAATTTTATTGAGAATCCTTTCTTTCATTGTAAATCTTCTGCAATTCTTTTAAACAATCAAGATCAACATGAATATCGTGTATATAACACTTCGGATATTCAGGAATACGATTTAAAAACAACATAAAAGTTTTTATGATAGACCACAACTCTTTCTCAATTTTAAAGAATAACATCGGAGTTGCCGCTTCCCCAAAAATATTATAAAGAATAATAAAATGATTGATAAGAAGGGGAACTTTAAGTTCCCCAGTATTCTTATATCGTTTCAACAATCTTTTAATATACTTAAAATGATTTAAGTCCTTATCAAAATCTTCTTTTGTTACGGCTTGAGGATTTTCATAATTTTTAATCGCAAATAAAAGGAAGTTATCCTCATTCAACTCAGTAAAAAACATCTAATATTAAGCAGGAGGATTACCATATACAGGAGAGTTGCCAGTTGTTATACCAGACATTGCAACAAGAACTTCAGATTTAACTCTCAAGTTACCTGCGTTGTCGTTATATGTGGTAACACCAACCCATCCTTCATGGGTAAGGTGATATGAAGTACCCTCAGTTGCAGTCATTCCAGCATCTGCAACTCCATACACGAAAGAATCATCTGTTCCGTATGATGCTTCACTATACTTGGAATCGCCAATAGTATACTTAGGAAGTTCACTGATATTAAAAGTTGTTCCAGCAATACTTACTCCACTCAGTCCAGCAGTCGAACCAATGGTGAGTGCTTGTGTACCTGCAATACTAACAATAACAGCATCACCGATATAAGTGCCACTACGATCACCAAATCGGATTACATCACCTTCTTTTGCTGCGCCAGTTTGACCAAAAGTTGTACCAGTACCAGTAACAGCACCAGTGGCATAGTTCAATGATACTGTACCACCAGAACCAACGGCATCGTTATTTCCCCAGAGTGCCATGTTTCTCTCTCTTGTTTAATTTATTTGCTAATTAATATTTATAAAATTACTCACCCTCACGGGAAGCAATTGCTTTTGTAACAACCTCTAAAAGTTGATCGTCCATATCAGTCTTGGTCAACTTAACTGCTTTAGCAAGAATAACAAGACAGATCTCAACCATCTTCTCACCAAGTTCTTCATTCTCAGGAATATTTGATACGGCATCTTTAATAATTTTTGATGCTAATGGGAGTAAAAATGCAAGCATGATCTTAAGGCATATCTACTCTATATAGACTCCAAAAACTCTTTTAATGTTTTTTTGTTTTTCTTTGCAGTTTTCTTCTTCATTGTATTAATGTATTTTCTATAAACTGCTGCTTCTGAAGTCTTGCCCATTTCTCTTGCTCTCTGTTCCATAGCAACTGCTGCCTGGATTTTGTGAGCATGAGATCTTGACGAATTGCGAATTTTAGAAACAGATGCTTCAGCGGTTGCAACGTCTTTGAACCCAAGTCCATGAATCGTCCCCTTTGGATTTTCATCCGTATAAAGATCAGAATGCTTCTTTGAATTTGCTGGTTGCCCTTTCTTTCTAGGAATACGAGGATTTGATTCTTCTTTTGCTACTACTTTCTCAGGAAGTTTCTTATGCTTAGTCGATGCAAAATCTTTTACATCACTCTTCTTCATATCAGCAGCTGCCTTTGCAGTCTCAGGAGTAGTCGGTGCCATCTCACCTTTTTGGATGGCACGAACTATTCCAAAGAACTTTTGCTGCTTTTGTGATACTGCAGGCATTACTTCTTCTTGGTATCCATAATAGCACCCTGACCATGCTTGGCACGGATGCTTGCCTTTACTTTCTCAAGTGCCGACATACCATCATAGGGTCTCTTTTTTCCACCACTCTTAGCAACATTTTTAGTAGCACTCTTGTAACGATTATTACCATCAACACCACCGCGTTCCATGCGGCGATCCTTCATAGCATCTGATGCTTCTTCAGAAAGACCCAGGTATCCATCGCCTGGTTTTTCATTAATCATCTCACCTTCTGGTTCTTTTTCTTCACTCATACGGTCAACAACTTTCTGTGCTGCTCTCTTAAGTAAACCTTTCACACCTTTCTTTGCTTTCTTAGGCGCATCCTCTACATTTTTCTTTGCTCTTCTTGCCTTATCGCCTGCAGTTTGTGCAGTTTCTCTTGCTTTGTTATAAGCAGCGACTTGTGCTTGTGCCGATGCGATTCCTGCCTTTTTCTTTACAGAACCGACCTTCTCTTTTACTTTTCTGCCAAGGAATCTCAAACGACCCTTTGCTTTCTTAACCATCTCTGCTCTCTTAATCTTAGCATCTGCTTTTTTAGATGCCTTCACTGCAGAATCATAATACTTGTCGGATGCTTCACTGAGTTCTTCAGTCAGAGCAAATTCAATTGCTTCCTCAACATCATCTTCAGAGTAACCTTCTTCAATCAGTTCTTCATAAATGCTCTCAATGAGAACATCCATCTCATCAACTTCAATCATTTCAATCAGTGTACCACCAATTTCTTCAACTGCTTCACCAAGTTTTGGATTGATTTTAATTTTATTATTAACTTTCTTTTCCTTAACTTCCTTCTGGTCCTCAATATCATCCATAACCTCAATGAGGTCTTGTCTCCATGAGACATGTTCTTTCATACTCTTCTTGGAGTCTTTCTTCTTCTCTACGTCGGAGCACTCGACTCCTTTTTCTTCACAATGACCTTCCTTAATACCTTTCTTCTTTTTAATCGCCTTACTGATTGCCTTTCTTCTATTATGAAGATACTTATCAGTCTTATCGGTATCTCCGTCGTTATCAATATCAGCATCTTCTTGACCCACTGAGTCAAGACTTTCACTCATTTTTGCTCTCTTTGCTCTTGCTTTTGCAAGCAGTCTTTCTCTAGCAGCATCTGCATCCTTCTTAGGGACACGATAACCATCACGGTCAGTCTTAAGTTTCTCTGCAGGCGCTTCTACACCTTTTTTATATTCAGGATGATCGTCCACCTTCATCCCACGCTTTTTCTCAAGACGTGCTTTACGCTCATCAGTTCCCTTTTCCGAGTCCTTATCGCGAATTCCTTCGTTGATTTCATTAACTTCAGGAGTTTTAGCAACACTCTCAAGATATACCTTTGAAATATCGTTTAGAGGATTCTTAGAGATACCGAGTCCATTAGTTATCATGGTATTTTACTTAGACTTTTTCTTATATTTATTTATGAAATTTTGAATGGTAGTAGTATGAGTTAATCTCATTGCATATTTCCTAAGAGAATCTGTTCCAACTTCTCTCTGACTTGCAGGAACACCAGATTCATCAGTATAAGCAGACTCGGTTACGTCTTTGATCCAAGACTTAAACATCAAACTCTCTTGAGTCAAACAAATAAGATGGTTTGTTCCTCTACGAATAACTTCACCAATAAGACCAGTATTAAGGTTCTCTATGATATCACCAATAGAATAAATTCTATCTGACACATAGTTTTCGCGCAGATTCTTCATATCAAGTTTAGGTGCAATCTGCCACAACTCTCCTACTTCTTTCTTCTTAGAAGTTCCCATTTGCTTTTTGATGAGAGCATATAATGCCTTTGCATCTTTATCTTCAAGTGTATTTGGAATTCCAGAACGGAAAGTTTCAAAGTCATCTTCAGTTGCTGCCTTACGTAATTTGGAAGCAGACATTCCTTCTACACCTTCAGCATCTGCGTCTCTTTCTCCGGCAGATACTACGTTAATATTTTCAAAGTCATATAGTTCGCCGTTATACTTATTGGCAAGGTTCTTAAACTCACCAAGTCTATCTGCACCAACAACAATAGTAACTTCAGCATATCCATCATCATATGCTCCCTGAAGAACATTGAAAATAGTTTTCATATTATCGTCATTGATAATATTGTCCTCATACTTAGAGAACATCTTTTTCATATATTTAACCTTAGAATCAGGATCCAAAGGATTCTTTTTAGCATCCTGAGACCTTGAAGGATATACCTTAAAGTCAGACCCAGCAGATATTCCGTATGCAGTGTCAAGCAATTTCTTATGACCTGTTGTTGGTGGATTGAAACGACCAAATACAACAGTTACTGTGTTACTTTGACTCTCCTCACTTTCACCTGCTTCAGGTGATATAGATGCAGTTGTCTTCTGAGGAGTTGTTGCTGCTTTTGCTTTCTTTTCAGAATCCTCTGGTTGATCCTTACCAGGTTTCTGACCTTTATTATAAAACTTTAATTCTCCACCTTCAGTTTTCGCAACAAATTCTCCAGACGCATTATACCAACCACCATGCCCATCCGTCTTAAGACCCATTTTCTTGGCTCTTTCGGATGCAACGGATGCTTTTGCTTCAGTAAAGAATTTTAGAAAGTTCTTCATTTATATTGTAAGTCCTTATACTTTATTTATCACTCTAGTTTTATATAAGGTGCAGAATACGTTGCCTGAGAACTTGCATAAAGATAAAAATCTTGAACAACTTGATTTCTGATTTGAGCAGGTGCGTTTGAAATTGTAGTAAGCAGTATCATTACAAGATACTTTGAATACCTATACTTATCACTTCTTTGTTTTATCATCTCAACAGTTTGATCTAGTTGATTTGATTTTACAATTCCAGAAGTTATCATCATTTGTGCAATATTTTTTGCATGTTGATCAGTATTATTTCTAGCAAGTTGAGCAGACACCAATGAAGTCGGCAACTTTGAAAGACCGTGCCTATTTAAAATAAAGTTAATAGGACCTAATGATATCTTACCCTGGTTTGCAGATGCACCTTTGATTTCCCCCTGCCATCCCGTGAGAGATACTTCACCACCAAAACTTCTAAACTGAATTTTCTCTGTAGTTTGAGAACCCCATTGAATATATCCATCCATGGCATCAAGATTTGTACTGGTTCCTCTATAAGAAGCAGTCATCAATTTCTTATCGGTAGGAAAGTTCTTCTTACTTATTCTACCAGTTCCAGTTATCTTCTTAAGAGAAACACCAATCAATTGATTAGATTGAATGAACTCAAACATTTTTTCATTGAGTCCTTTCAATGTTTTTTCTGCTTGAAGCGCACCAACATTAAACCCACCACCTACCATATAGATGTCAGCAGGACTCCATTTATTTAAATTTCCAAATGCTCCTTCTTGCCTATTGATCGCAGTAAATGTCTTTTCAACTGCATCAACTAACTTTGAACCTCTATGAAAAGTAAACTTTCCTTTCCCTTTGTACATTCTATACAAGGAATTTGCGCCAGCAATAGAAGAATTAATCCAGTCGTCTGGCAAATTATTTACCATACTGTCAAACTTTTCATCAGTAATAGCAGAACCCGCTGCCCTAGTAAAGTTTTCTTTGGTTACATCCTTGATAGACATTTCACGACCAAGGACATTAAACACAAGAGCAGCGTACAGTGCTTGAGAAGACTCTGCAAGTTTAGTCAGTGCTGCTCCAGCACCAGAACCGCCACCAGCACCTTTCTTATAGATTAGTTTGATAACTCCCTTTTTCAAAGGAATCTTAGTTACGGGGAATGAAGACTCACTCTTTTCAATCTCATTGACATATCTTACCCTCAACTGATTAAGTCTCTTAGATATTTTATCCTGTATCTCTGCTCTTTGAGAAGATATGACACGTATTTTATCTACTTTCGGTCCTGCTTTTATAACCTTAGTTTGAACTCCTTGCAAAGCAGAGTTTATTGCAAGTAATACCTCAGAGTCAGACATTGTAGGTTATACTATTTTAAGTATTTAGAATAGGAAAAAAAAAATTAAAGTTTTCCGCCAATAAATGCATCACCAACAACTCTGGTGTATTGTTCTAATGTACCATCTTGCTCACACTTAAGATGCCAACGTGTCATAAGAGTGACACCATCTTTAGTAGCACCAGTCATCATCTGACGACCTTGCTTTGTCATTGACGAATACAAACCATAACGAGTCTTCCACACGTAAAACACCTCATCTATGAGTTCGGCACCTTCAGGAACTTTAACCTCTTCGGTTTTAGTCTGATCAGAGTTCATATGCTGCCCACTGACCATTAGTTTTAATTGCTACAGTTCCAGGTGGTACATTCTTTGGAGATTCTACGATTTGTGCTCCATCTTCATTAATTTTCTTATTAAATCCGAATGGACCTTCTTTATCGTCTAATGCAAGTTTTAATGCCACACCACCAACTGCTTCCATTACTTTGATAATATCTTCAGGTTTAGCATCTTCACCAAGTTCTTTGGCAACGTACCAATACTTAGGCCAGAACGTTTCTCCTGCTTTTTGATAGTCTTCTAGTGTGAGTAGTTTCATTTGCCTCCTGTTTCATAGTTTAGTTTATCGTCTTGCTCTTTTAACTTACGCTGACGGATGCCTTCATGAAGAGCAGCAATTGCTGCTTTAGTCTCAGTAGTTTCTTCCCACTCCCATTGCTGCTTATGCTTATTCTTAAATGATTTTTTACTCATACATCTCCTTCAACTCGGTTTTCAGAGTAGTGAATATCAAACTCACCGCCAGGATATCTTGACTTGAGTTTATCAACATTCATCTCAATGATATCATCAAGAGAAATATTAAGTCCCATACATGCCTGAGCAACATACCACATGATATCTCCAAGTTCACGTTTAAGATGAAACAGATTTTCAACGTTGACAGGTTTGCCCTGGAAGACAATCTTCTTAACGATCTCAGTAAATTCACCTGCCTCAGCAGACATTCCTACAGCAGCAGTAAGAAGTCGTTGTGTTTCAAATCCTTCTCCTCGAAGTTCTTGAATACGATACTCAAAAGCATCGGCATCTTTACTGGGTTGAGATGTGACAGCATCTACAAACTCAAGATATGCGTCAGTGTTTACATTACTCATAAGTCTAATTTGGGTTGTTCGGATTGTTGTATTTGTAATTTTTGTCCTTGAACTTCAATATATTCTACCTCTTTCCAACTACCACCAACACCACCGTCCATATTGACGACAATATCTTTAGTTGGAAGTTTGGGTCTTTCTAAAAGTTTGACCTCAACAGTTTCATAGATTGGTTTAAATTGGTAATAGTGACCATCACCTCTTGTCCTAAGAAGATTAACGGCATCTTTAATAGATCCGCAATCAGCAATCTTTTTACCAGTTGGATCAAATACAGAGTAGTATCCGTTCAAAACTTAAATCCTGAAAATGATTTTTTAGTTCTCTCCTCATCATTATACTCCTCTTCCTTACCATTGTCAAGAATATCATCTTGTGCAGTCTGCTCACAATCATACAAACGCATCTTGGCACGATCAATACCAACTACAAACCTCTTACAAAGGTTGGCATCGTTATAACGATTCTTCAATTGCTTCACAAGTATCTGTCCCAAGGATTCGAGTTCTTCAGTTGAAATAAGGGCAAACATAAGATCAGCAGTAGCAGGGAGACCAAAGGACTCAGAAGTGTCAGTAAGCTCAACATCAGAGCTACCATAACCAGAACGAGTGGTCTGCGTGGCAGAAAAGATAGGGACGTTTGCTTCAACAGCCAATCCTCTAAGTTCTTCAGCAATTGCTTTAATATATGAATATGAATTGACATTGCTGTTTCCGCGATACCTTTCGGAAGCACATATATTAAGGTAATCAATGAAAATAATATCAGGTCTAAATGACTTCTTAAGTGCAAGTTCATTAAGGAGTGATCTAAAATGTCCACTATGTGCGCTTGCAGTTGGATATTCTTTAATTATAAGAGTACCTTGAGTTTTGTCAGCAAGTTTTGTTATTTTACTTTCAAACACACTCTTCGGCAGTTCATCAATATCCTGAATAGGAACATTCAAGAGGTTCGCATCAATTCTTTCAGCAATGCGTTCTTCTGCCATTTCCATTGTAATGTAGAGAACGTTCCTCCCCTGGAGCAAGACGGAGCTAGCCACATGGCACATGAATAAAGATTTCCCGACACCCGTACCAGCAAGAGCGATATTAAGAGTTTTGTTAGGGATCCCGCCTTTCGTGATTTTATTAAAGTAGTCGATATCAAACTCAATTTTTTCCTCCTTTCTATGATAGGTTTCGTATCGTGATTCATAGTCTTGTAAGTAATCATGACCAATGTGATTATCAAAACTAACTGATAGTGCATCAGAAAGAATTGATGGGATTGCATCACGATTTTTTTTCTCATCATTGCCATCAGCAATGTGAATTGATTCCATCAGTGCTTGATAGATTGCACGATCGCGACACCACTTTTCAGTTGTATCAGTCAACCATTCCTGTTCTACAGGAACATCTTCCAAACATTGAATAAGTTGAACAAGTTCTCTGAAAGAGTTCTCATTCACATCATTGCGCTTCTCAACTTCAATTAGAAGAACTTCTTTAGTAGCAAGTTCGTTATATTCTTGGATGAACTTGAAGATTTCTTCAAAGACAATCTTTTGATTTAAGTTTTCAAAATATTCACTTTTAATAAAAGGAATTACCTTTCTTGCGTAATCTTCATTAAACAATATGTTTCTAAGAATTAGAAACTCAACCTTCTCCATAACTAAATTCTCTTTGTGCGATTTCGTCAAGTTTTTGCATCACTTCTTCAGTGAAATAAACCTCAGGTTCTTTAAGGATTGCTTTGGCATATATTTTCTTACCATCTATCTCATAACGACCTGCAACATTTTTCCAGAGACCTCCCAGTTCACCCAACTCAAGAAGACCGTAATATCGATCAAGACCACGCTCATCGTAATAGAGACGTATAGTAACATCCTTATTCTCCTTGCTTAAACGTGACTTGTGAGTCTTAGCCTTGATAAGGTTTCCAATGACTTCTGTTCCATCCTTCTCCTTTTTCTTACTGAGATAGATGATTGAAGATGCAGCATACTTAAGACCACTACCTCCACCCATTTCTTTCATTGGTACATAAGAACCAATGACATCATAGGTATGGTTAGTGACGATTAGTGGGATTTTTGCTTGACCCAACTTGAGTGTGAGCATTCTAAATGCACCTTTAATGAGTTGAGATTTGGTCATGTCCCGAACTTGCTTGTCGTCTAGTGCGTCACGAATCTCCTTCTCAGTCGATAGCATACCAAGGGAGTCTAGCACAAACATACACGGTTTGCGGTCTGCCTCAGGTGTCTTAAGATAGATATCCACTGCCTTGAGTGCCTTTTGGCGAAACTCTTCGACAGTTACTACATTAACAACGACCAAACGTGAGAGATCAATTCCTCTACTTTCGAGAAGAGATTTATTAACTGCTGCCTCGGTGTCAAAATAAAGGCAATATCCGTCAGGATTAGAATCAAGAAAGTTTTTGACGACAGCGAGAGAAAAGAAAGTCTTGCCAGTAGAAGACTCCCCAGCAATGGCAGTAATCTTATTCCCAGAAACACCACCAAATATGCTACCTGAAACGAGTCCGTTAAAAATGTACGAACCCGTGTCCACGTAAGTTTCTGTGTCGTCGATGTCTTTTGCCAGTTTGGTATAGTCATCACCAATTTCTTTTACAATATCTTTAAGAAAGTCCATTAAGAGAAAAATGAATCAAGATTTACAGTTTTTTCGACACTCCATCCAATAGAATCAAGAATAATCTTGAGTGGTTCAAGAAATGCTTTGTCAAATTGTAGTTCATAGTCTACATATTTGTCAAACCCAAGTTCCCTAGGAAAGTCTTGTATAAATGAAATAACATTCTCATGGATGGGGTTTGGTTTTTTCAAATAACAAAATTTAATTTTTTCACCACTTTGAATAAGTGAATATTTATCCGTAAGTTTTGCCTTCTTTACATAATAATTAAAGAGAAGTGCTCCTCTAGCGTGAATAGGAGTTCCTTTTGAATAGATATTGCTCGTAGATTTGTACTTATCAACATCAGAAACACCTCTGGGAAATGAGATTTGCTCTGGAGGAAGTTTTTGGAAATCAGAACGACACTGTTCAATATAATCTTGAACTTCATCTTCTGTTCCAGTCATCAGAATCTTAAATGCATCCTTTAACATCTTTCGGCAAGGAGCAGGAGTAGATGACTTTACAGATTCAATACCCATAACCTTTAATTTTGGTTCAGAATATTGAACTCCTTCACTATTCCATACGTTGAGAATGTATCGCTTCTTTGCAGTCCAAATGCCACGGTCAGCGATATTCTCACGCTTCATTTGCATTTTCTGTTCATACGCATTGACGTAATCCGCAAGGTTTTGATAAGAGGATTCGATGAACGGTTCCAACTTATCCTGACAAATTTTGTCAATGATCGAAACAATTTTGCCCTTATCGTCAACTTTATCACCAAAAAATTTATCAACAATAGGTCCAAAGTTAATATATATTGAATCGGTGTCAGATGCGATAACATAATCTACACCTTCTGTTTTTAACAGATTATTTAGATAAGTGTTAACTCGGATTTCAATCCAACGAATAGAAACTTGACCAGAAAGTGTAATTGCCTCAGCGTTTTCTAGTTTGTAATAACGGAAATATTGGTTACCAATAGCACCATAAGCAGAGTTCAAAGAGATCTTCTTTGCCATCTGAATGTTGTTACAACGTGCAATTTCTTTTTCAAGGAATTTAGTAGGATTCTTCTCATACTGCTGCTTGGCTTGAAGCATTCTTTTCTTGAATACAACTCGATCCCCATACATCTTCTCCATCAGTTCAGGAAGAAATCCTTTTATGTCCTTTCGAAACATTGCACCATTTGCACATACTGAGTTGTCTTTATACAACTCAAAGTTAGTCTCTTGGTTGAGAATTTTATTCACAGAAACGTTAGGATGACGATTTTCCAACAGAGTTTCAGGTGAAATGTTATATTGCATAATCAGGTGAGGATACAGAGAGTTCAAGTCAAAACTCACAACCCAGTCATACACACCTGGTTTGGGTTCCTTCACATAGGCACCGGCATACTTTTCGTTCTTGTCTGAACGAACCTTGGGGGGAATAACAATATCACGCTTCTTAAGATAGTTGTAAATGATATTGTCCCACATACGGACCTGATAGAACACGTCTGCAAAGTTGACCTTGGCGTCATATGCCATCGTCAGTGCAAGTTCAATCAGTTTCATCTTGTCTTCCAGACGGTCAACAAGTTCCACATCAACGATGTTATATTCAATAAACTTCTGCCAACCATGAGTGTAGAAGTCTTTGAAAGTATCAAACTCAGAGTGGTCCAGTTTCTTCTGACCAAGTTCTACCTCAGCGATATAGTCAAGACGATAAGACTCCTGTGCCTTGTAGGTGAACTTCTTGTAGAGGTCAAGGTAGTCAAGTTGGGTCAAACCACCAATATCAAATACAACGTGGCCACGTCCCTTAATAAACAACTCCCCTTCGGTCACAAGACCCCAGTTGGAGAAACGCTTCATCAACTTCTCTCCAAGCACCCTGTTGAGACGCTTACAGATATATGGAATATCAAAAAACTGAATGTTCCATCCTGTGACAACATCAGGAACGTTTACCATCCAATAGTTAATAAAGTGACTCAGAAGATGATGCTCACTAGGGCAGTAATGATAAGTTACATTCTCTTGTTTGTTGATAAAAGGTTTAACGCCCCAAGTAATAATCTCTTTTGACGTATAGTCTTGAATCGTGATGGCAAGGATCTCTTCTTCGGCAGACTTTACATCTGGGAAACCATACTCTGCGGTCGTCTCAATATCAAGAGTTATCAGTTTGATGTGACTAATATCAAACTTGATTTCATCTTCAGGATACTTATCTGAAATATATTGACAGACATACCTATCGTTACCGTAGATCTTAAACCCATCTACGTCTTTATATTTTTTATAAAACTCTCTACAGTCACGAATACTTCCAGGTTGAATTGATTCTACATATTCGCCTTCAAGAGTTTTATACTTCGTTTGCTTCTTTGAGGAAACAAACAAGGTTGGAGAAAATTCTTCCTTGAAGGTGACTTGTTTACCATTATCATAACCACGAACCAGAAATTGATTCCCGATCATTTGCACATTAGTATAGAAACGCATTACTTAGTCAGGTCTTCATATTTTTCCAACAGTGTTGGTTTTGGATCACAGATGGTTAAAATTTTATCCGAATGTATCATATAAACATTTTGACTAGTGTGTTCAACTAACCAAGGAGAAAGAGTTTTGTCTTGATTAACAAGAAAAGGTTCTGTCAGTTTACAATCTGGTTCTCCCATTTCAGAACCAATTTCTTCAATCTCCGTCACTAGAATCTGTTTGTTCATCATCACTAAAAGTTTTATCTGCTTTTCCATTGTTCAAAACTCCTTTTTCGTACATAGTTTTTAATTTTTCTACAGGTTCTACCAATGTAATAACCCAATCTGCAGAGACAGGAATATCTTGATCTGCTGACAGCGGAATCCAAGGGATCATGCTGATCTCAAAAGACCTGTTTCCTTGTAGATCAGAAAGGTTTTCTCTATTTTCAAGTTTTACGATACATGGTCTTTTGAAAATATATCCAATTACTTTTTCTCCTTCATCTTTCTCGATGACCATCTCTTGCATATCAGAGATAATATCTTCGCCAGATTTAAGAACGGCAAGTTTTACAGTCATAATTTTTTCATACTTCCCATTTAGTATAGCATAAAAAAGAGGGGTTGTCACTGGATTGTGCCAGTTACCCCTCTGCGACGACGATATTCAGTTTTATTTATTCAGTTTTTAGGTGTCATCCAATATGCTCCAAATGATGTTGCTGAGATTGCTGCGATGATTGCTAGAATTTCCATGGTTCAGGATGTATTAGGACAAAACAGGATACAACACTCCCCAACTAAAAAGAGATGCTGTTGTACCAAAGATTATGGTAGTCATGGTGAAGTTCATAATAGTCTCCATCAGATTACAAAATTATTTAGAAATTAATGTATCACTGTGATACACTTCTGTATCAACCGCAGCAAAAATCTGTCAGAATATCAAAACCAAACCTTCTTTTGATGATGTTCAGGAACAATCCTACCAAGAACAATACTTAGTAACCCATCCTCAAATACAACTGATCTAACTTCCGTTTCTTCTGCCAATGTCCAAGTTCTGGTGAAAGATCGTTGAGCCATTCCTCTGTGGACATAAGTTTTTTCCGATTCTGTATCCTCCCTTTGCCCTTCGACAAAGAGTTTTCCGTCTTGTGTGTAGACTTTGACATCTTCTTTTTTAAATCCTGCTAGTGCTAACTCAAGTAAGCTTTCGCTGCTGCTTACTTCAATTAAATTGTAGGGAGGATAGTTTGACTGTGTTTGTTGAAGATTAAACACCTTGTCAAAGTATTGATCCATCCCAATACTGTTTTTATTTATACGTTCCATCAAGGCAGGAAGATCTGATGCGCCGTACTTGTAGGTTGAAATGTTACCCATGATTGTAGCTCCTTTAAAAGCGAGTTTGTGTTTTGTGGACCCCGAAGGCATCC